ATCAAAATACCCCTCGACGTCGAGCGTCCCCGGATCAAACAAGCCCGGAATCCTCTCACGATAGCCCCCCGAGCTATCATACGTTGTGACGTCGATGAAATTCAAAGCGACGTTTGGGCTCCCTATGCTGGTCAGTTTCGCGACCGTTTGGACGTTCCATTCAAAAGTAGTCCCTAGCGATGGTTGTGCATCTGACATTATCTTCCCTCCGTTATTTTTGCTCTATATTATCGGGTATGTTGCCATACCTCGATCTCAAACTCCGCAGCGAGATAGAGAATGCCGCCGACCGACACCCACGAATCGCCAGAGCTCGAGACGACCCAAGCCCGGGCGCAAGTCCCGCCGAGAGTCGGGTCGGTCATGACCGCCGCCCTCACGGATTCATCGCCCTCGGATTCATAGAAATCGATAATCTCGTTGAACTTGGTCGGGATGTCGGTATTCGCCAATAATACGGCGACCTTGAAAGTCACATAATTTGACGGGAACCAATCGACGCCCATCTTACCGTCCTCGGGATAGGTGCGCTTTCCGACATTGATCACGGCACAAGGAAACACTGAATATTTTCCCTTTCTGATATCCGGCGAGTATACCGCTTTCAAAGTCGTGATCGCTTCGAGAGCCGTCTTGAGCGCCTGCCCTTGAGCTTTGATCGTGCTCATGATTTCGCAACCTCACTCTCGACGATTTGATTGATCCGGTCATGAATCCATCGGAGCGCCGCCGCCGACCGATCTTGTACTATCGGATGAAAATATGGGTGCGGTTCGGCGGGATGTGGCCCGCCGTGTCCATGCTCGACAAGGTACATATGCGGCGCGATCTTGTAATCGACCGCCGTGATCGCCGCCGTCGGCAATGTGAAACGATCTTTCAACGGCTTCGCAACTATCGCCCGCTTGAGGTTCCCGGTCGGACCTATGGGAGCGCTCGCCTTGATCTCATCCCGTAATTGCGCCGCCGCCTCTTTCAATATTGGCAAGAGCTCGGCGGAAGAGAGCCGATTCGCCAGTCGGTTTATTTTCGCCTTGAGCTCTTCTTCGCCCTCGACTTCGATATCGATTAACGAGCTCATCAATAGAAATCCCTTCGCTTGAAGTTATCAAGCATCTTTCTCACCCGAGTCGACAGCGTCTTTCCGACGATACGCGATCCGCCGATCTCGGGGCTTCCCGTAATTCCCGTGTAACCGCTTTCATTGAGAGCTTTCCATTCGGCGACTTGAATGAGCGCCGCCCGACGGACGAGCTCCGGTATGCTTTCTTGAAAGCCCCATGATCCGGCGATCTCAATTCCCTTGCGAACGCCGGGATTGAGCTCGTGATAGGATCGATCAGTTCGAGAGCTAATCACAACCCATCGTTTCGGCGTTTGGTTATACGGCTCGAGATTGAAATCCTTTCCCTCGGTCAACGTCGCCTCAAATACGCCGTCGCAATCGAGGTCGAGTTTGAGTGTCGTCAATGAGATGAGATCATTGATCGACAAGCGTTGATCAGCTCCGTCAAAGTATTTCGTCGCCGTCGTCGCCCTAAAGCTCGTATGACAATAATGATCGATGAGCTCCGTCGCGCTCTCGCACATTTGATGCAACCAGTCATCATATTCACTTGTGTCGATATCAAGCTCCGACTTGATCTCTATCAACGTGCAATATAGTGTGCGATCGGGAATTATCAGAATGAACGGCCCATAATATTCGATGACGCCCGTCTTCGCCAAATAGACCCGAGCCTCGTATACTCCCGAAAGCGAGAGGTCACCGTCGGCGATACTGTATAGCGCCGCCCCGGTGTTCGCGTCATCCCACGTCAACGAATCATCGATGAGACGGTTATCCTCGTCGTCGGGATCAGTCCCAGGCGTCCAGACTTGGAGATCGTGAGTCGTGAACGTCGAGCAATCTTTCTCGCTTCCGGCGGCGTCGTTCACTTGAATCGCGAGATTGTAGCCTTTCTCGCCGAGTGTCGCTGTAATTCTTTCCATACTTCACCCTCGGGAAAAGAGGGAGCGCCCATCGAAGAGCGCCCCCTCTCATCTTCTGTCAACTTTTCGGATCGCGGATCTGATTTATACTCCGTCGTCGGCGGCGCTGACCGTGTAAGTTAAGTTCACGACGTCATCATCAACGACGCCTCGGGAACTGGCAAACAAAGCGTAGCAAAGAAGCGTACCGCCGCCCGCCGTGTCCCCTTTTGTGCTCGCTCCCGTTCCGCCTCCGACTAAAGCCGCACCATATAGCGTTTTCGTCGCGTTCATGGTGAATTGCGCCTTATTCGCCGAATTCGTGATACTTTGGGAGCTAGCCGCCGCCTCGTTGTATTCCGGGCGGTTTGCCTCGTCATACGCCGTGGTTTCAGTGAAACTTGGTGTCGCGTAAGTCATCCCCGCCGCGGGCGAGGTGTTCGTCTCACTCATGACGCAATACCATGTCGTAATTTGAGTCGAGGCGTGTAGCATGATGTCGAGGATCGCGTCAAGTCCTTCGTTCGTAATGATATTATGAGACTTGAGCACATCGATCAACTCATAATTGATCCCGCCAGATCGAGAATTTTTCGTCGGTCGCCAAATCTCCGCGGTGAAGACGCCGCCGATTTTCCCCCTTTGTTTCGTTGCGACTTCTTGTGACATTATTTTTTCCTCCATTCCTTATTTGATAATCCCGATCGGGTGATATTTCGATCGGGCTTATGGATTCACCGTGACGATAATCGATCGCCCTTTTTGCGTCACTCGGATCGATCGTCCCTTTTGCGTCAATCGGAGCGTCGCCGTTTTGAGGGGTTCCTCGAAAGCGGAAATGTCGCTCAATGAAAGTCCATCGAATACCGAGAGAGTGATCTCTCCAAACTGGACGACGACCTCGGAGAGCTCGACGCTATCCTCGGCGGCAACGATGATTTCCCCGATAAGAGAGAGTATCTCGCTCACAGTGACGCCGTCGGCAAGGCTCAAGCTGAGAGTGATTTGATTGTCTCCCGAGTCGCTCATCTCGACAGCATCGATCGCCGACAAAAGCGCCTCGAGGGAAGCGATCAAAGATTCGCTCAAGGAAACGCCGTCGGTCGCCTCGAGGACGATATCAAGAAATTCGGCGGCGGCATCCGATATCACGACTCCGTCACTAATGCTCGGGAAAGCGGCGAGGATCGCCGAGAGCGCCTCGGATAAGGTGACGACATCGGATGATCCGACGGCCACGGTTTGAAGCGTCTCAGGTAGATCGGAGAACTCGACGCCGTCGCTTACATTTTGGTCCGCCGACAGAATCGCAACCAGCGCCTCGGCAAGAGTCAATCCATCGACAACCTCGATCCCCATGATTATCGACGCCGAAACCGCCTCGGAAAGCTCGACGCCGTCCGTCACATATTGCTCGATCGAGGTGTCCGACTCGCTGTCGTCCGACATCTCGACGCCATCGGTCGCTTGCGGGCTCGCCGTCTTCTGAAGATCGAGCGCCTCGGAGAGCTCCGCTCCGTCGGCGGCGCTCGCTTGCAAGCTGGCTTGACTGTCGGGACTATCCGAGAGCTCCGCTCCGTCGGTCGCCGCGACATTTATTGAACCCAATTCGGAAGCGCTGTCGTCCGAAAGTTCGACGCCGTCGGTTGCCTCTTCGCCGATCGTTTCGTGTGCGGTTGGCGTGTCCGAGAGCTCGACGCCGTCGCTGGCGGGCGCTTCGAGCGAGGCTTGCGTCTCGGTGTCCTCGGAAAGCTCAATACCGTCGGTTGCCTGTCCTTGCAAGCTTGCTTGACTCTCCGGCGTGTCCGAGAGCTCCGCTCCGTCGGTCGCCGCGGGGTTCGCCGTCTTTTGAAGATCGAGCGCCTCGGTCATCTCGAGCCCGTCAGTCAATACGGGTTCGATGCTCTTGACGGTATCGAGCGCCTCGGAAAGCTCGACGCCGTCGGTCGCCTCAAGGATCGTCGTTATCGCCGCTTGAAGCGCTTCGCTCATCTCGACACCGTCGGCGACGGCGGCTTGGAGCGCCGCTTGCGTCTCCGGCGTGTCGGACATCTCCGCGCCATCAATGGCGACGGGGTTGTGAGTGATAATCACCGACGTAGAATCGGACATTTCGACGCCGTCGCTGGCGCTTTCGTTGTATGTCGTCCCTGTTGATGCTGGCTTGAAGTAACCTGTTAGATAAAATGAGGGACTTGGTGGAGTCGTTCCACTCATTCCGACTCGTATTTTGCCGTCGACGTCTGTTTGCGCTGATATCGAAAACCCAGTCACTTCCCCGGTGCTAGTCCCGTCGTCTTCCGCCTCATGTTCTGTGAAATATCTCGCAGTCCCATTGTTTTCGTATGCACCGATAGTTTGCTCCGAACCCGTGTCGGAATTTCCGCATAATACGTCGACAACTCTCCCATCCTCATCGATATATGAGGTCAAGTCAGTTTCTATAAATCCCGAACTTCCGGGCGTAATGTCTTGCCACAATTCAACGAAGTCGACACCCGAGTCGAAATATCCCCACACACGATATGCGGAGGAGCCGCTAGCATCGTCATATACTTCGATATCGCCGTTTGCATCAGTCTTCGTTATAAAACCAAGAGTATTTCCATGACTAGTATTTTCGCTCTCATGACCGAGTATTTTCCGATCGATGCTCGATCCGCCTTGTCTAGCGCCGACATATGACGCCATCTCATATTGCGACATAGCCAAGATCAAATAAACCGTATCGGCATTGAGCGCACTTATGCCTGATAATCCGTCAATGTCGATCCAATCATCCGCCGTCTGTGGAGGGTTTCCCGATTCGTTGACAGGAGTGAAGACCACATTCTCCCAATAGCCGATGAGATATATATAGCCATCCGAGACATCATAACAGTAAGTATCAATAAGCCCGCCGCTATCGACTTGAACAAATATCCGTTGATGGGTAGCTCCGCCGCCTTCGGCTTCCGGCATCGATAGATTAAACGTGTCCGAGCTATCCGTCGGTCGAATGAGGTAATTTTCATAATCGTTTGTTGTTTGATGCTCAATCATAATCTCGGCGCAAGTATTCGCTAAAGCGTCATCGTCCGCACCGAGATTGGCGTCAATGTCCCAATCATTATTCCATGTATTATCAGACCCGGGCCAAGCCATACCATTCATTTCTTCGGAATAAGCCGGATCGACGCCGCAAGCGTGAGAAATGGGATAGTCTTTGTTTTTGTTGCGGCTCTCGACCCATGTCTTCGGAAGTTTGAACTTGGCTTTGCCGTTTTCGAGTTGAATGTCTTCGATCTGTATTTCAGCGCCTCGAGCGTCGACGAGATTTCTCCGCTTGATTCGGACAAAATCTCGGCTCATGGTGCAATGTCGAATCATCAAACCCGTGTTTTTGTTGATGCCGACATCTCTCTTGATAACGGGGTTTGGCTTGTTCGCTCTTGCTCGGAGAGTCCTCACGTCTTCGGGTTTTCGCTTTTTCATCACCTCGCCGTCGGAATCCCTCGTGATCGATGTTTCGGCGATGGTGTATGTACTCGCCCCCCATTCAGCAATACAAGCGGCCTGATCCCATTGCTCATCGAGTCCCGGTATCCGTTCCCAATTCATGCCCGTCGACTCAAGATCGAGCTCGATCCAATAATTGCCCTCGAGGTCCGGCATCGGCTCGTCCTCGAGGATGACATTCATCTCGAGGCGACCATCCGGATTATCGGAGTCGGGATCATGCGCCGTGAGCTCGAGAGTGTGTCCGACATAGGGGATTCTGATTATCCCGTTCGGCCCGTCTACTTGAATGAGCCCGTCTCTCGTCCCGTTGAAAGCGAGAGAGAATTCGGACAGACCATGCCATCGCTTATATCTCATGTGACCGAGAAGCTCGGCGACTGAGTTGATATCTCCGATCTCGATCTCGTCTCGCCCGTTCACGATCTTATATGTCGTTCCGTTAATCGTCTCGAGTGTCGGCATATTTGACCCTTATTCTATCTTTATTCATCCGGCTCAAGAGTGTTCGAGTCGACCTCGAGAGAGCGATTGCGGACTCTAATTGAGAGCGAGCGCCCCTTTTGCGTCAGCGTGATCGACGCCCGAATCATCCGTTCGGAGAGCTCGACGAATTCGGAAAGCGTCAGCCCGTCAACCGTCACCGCTTCAACTTCGCTTATCTGAGCGCTAATGTCGGAGAGTTCGACTTGATCGGACACGACGGCGACGAGCTCTCCGATGAGGGAAACGAGCTCACTCATTTCGGCGGCATCGGCAACCTCAAGTTCGAGCTCGATGTCATAATCCGCCGAATCGCCCATCGAAACACCATCGCTTATCGACGACAGCGCTTCGAGCCCAATAGCAAGCGCCTCGCTTATCTCAACCCCGTCGGTAGTATCGATGATGATCTGTAAAAATTCGGCGAGAGCATCGCTCAAGGTGACGCCGTCAAAGATGCTCGGATATAAGGCGGCGATCGTCGTCAGCGCCTCGGATAATGCCAGCCCGTCGGAAACCTCGAGTCCCCAAATCGAGGCGGTCGTTGATTCGTCGGAGAGATCGACGCCGTCGGTAGTGAAAACGAGAGAGCTCAAGAAAAGCAAAATCGATTCGGAGAGAGTGAGCCCATCAATCGCTTGAGCGTCTATCGTCAGATTGACAGAAACGGCCTCACTCAATTCAACACCGTCGGTTGTAAAGGCTTCGATCGCCGTGTCGGACTCCGTCAAATCAGAAAGGTCGACGCCGTCGCTTGCTTGCGGGTTCGCCGTCTTTTGAGCGTCAAGTGATTCGCCCAACTCGACGCCGTCGCTTGCGGCGGGTGCGGTCGTCTTTTGGGCGTCGAGAGATTCTGAAAGCTCGGCTCCATCGGCGGCGCTCGCTTGCAAACTGGCTTGACTGTCGGGCGTGTCTGAAAGCTCGGCTCCATCGGCGGCGCTCTCTTCGATCGCGGTGTCGGTGTCGGTATCATCGGAAAGCTCGACGCCGTCCTCGGCGATCGGAGCGGTTGTCTTTTGACTTTCCGTCTCGTCCGATAGTTCGACGCCGTCGGCGGCGGCGGCTTGGAGTGACGCTTGCGTCTCGGAACTATCGGACAAGTCGACGCCGTCCTCAGAAATCGGAGCAATGGTCTTTTGAGCGCTCGGATCGTCTGAGAGCTCGACACCGTCTTCGGCGCTCTCTTGCAAACTGGCTTGACTGTCGGGCAAGTCGGAAAACTCGACGCCGTCTTCAGCGATCGGAGCGGTCGTCTTCTGAGCGCTCGGATCATCCGAAAGCTCAACGCCATCTGTCACCTCGGGGCTCGCGGTCTGTTGAATATCTACACTTTCAGAGAGTTCGACTCCATCGACGACGCCGGGGCTTGCCGTCTTTTGGGCGTCGAGCGACTCGCTCATCTCGACACCGTCGGCGGCGCTCTCATCGACGGGCGCGTTAGTCTCCGGAACGTCAGATATTTCGGCTCCGTCGGCCCCGGCGAGAATCATTTCGAGCTCGGCTTGAAGGGTTTCCGATAGTTCCGCCCCGTCCGTTATCGTCGGGTTGTGAGTGATAATCACTGACGGAGAGTCGGACATTTCGACGCCGTCGCTGGCGCTTTCGTTGTATCCCGTTGTATAAGTAACAACGACGTAAAATTGAGTCGCAATAGCATAAGAGTAATTCTTACTGTCATCGGCCGTTGTTTCAAGCCATAAATAGCCCCCCATCCCGTCGACATCGCTCCAAGTCCACGCCGAGCTAGTATCGGGATTAGTCGCCCCGAATGAATGACTCACCGTTTGCCAATCAGAAACTCCTGTGCTCGGATTCGTCGTCGCCCCTTTGGTATATGCGGTACTATTGATATAAGCCCCGAGGTTATACATCGAGTTTTTGGTTGGCGAGCCGGAAAGTTGATTTGCAATGACAGCGTAAACGGTGACGTCAGTTATCGAGCCAACTTCGCTGGTATGGTTCGTCAGACCGTAAATATCATAATGAGAATAAGTCCCGTATGGAGAAGCCCTGTACTCTTTGAGATAAGTCGACGTGCCGTCGGCGGTGACTTCGTCTAGTTTGTCATAATGAGTCGTTGGCGATGTGGGGAAGCATTCGAGAATATTCGCGGAAGTATCGCTCGTCGGTCTGATCGTCAAGGTCGCCATGATTGATTATCTCCATAGCCAATCAAGGGCGGGCTTTTTTTTCATCTTGCGAATAATGCTACAGCCGGGGATTATCGGCCTCTCTTCGGTCGCGCTTACGTCGGGAGTGGTAGCAATGCCCGTGGCGCCGTGCTTATCGACATAAGTTTGCATCATACCGATATATCCCTCGGCGTCATATCTCTCGCCGATATTGAATTCGGTGACGCCTTTCCAAGTTCGATAACAGGCATCCTCGCAAGCCCGCTCGGGTTTCCCGACACATTCGTCGCATTGAGCGATCCATTCCTCAGAAGCTAAGATGTCTTGCCATACAAATTCGGAATTTGACTGAAAAAAATCATCGATCGAAGTGAAGCCTTGAGCCGATAACGCCGAGATCAAAGTATTATAATTGGCGATACCTTTCTCTCCCGGCCCGGTATCTCCGGCTCGATATTCGTCGACAGCCTGTCGCCCCGCCAGAATTTGAGCAAGTGTCGCCATTATGCACCCTTCGATTTCTTGGATTTGTTCGATGATTTCTTGACTTGCTTGTCTTCGACTTTCTCGATCATCTTTGACGATGGTTTCGCGGGAGCTCCGCAAACGGAGCAAAAGAGGTCACCGTCGATCATTTTGAAATATTTACAATTACATTTATCCATGATGAAATCCCCCCTTTTTTTGAACGCCGGGAGAGGGACGGAAGAGGGGATAGACCGCCCCTCGGTCCCGGCGTTGTATCTGTGATGAGACTCTCGCCCTTAATTGTCGATAGTATTGACGACGATCACTTCGAGTTTAGCGAATCCGGTCACCGCGACCGTACCGCCCCAATACAGGAAAACCCCACACGGACCGACAAGCTCCATCATTGTCCGCGGTTCATAGCGCATTTTGAGTTGCGTCCATAGCGCCGTCGCTGGCGTTCCTTGAACGTCACCCGTGATCACTTCCCGAGCAATCTCAAGACCGAGCGTCGGGTCAGTCATGTCTACGCTGTAACTATAGGCGACGGGGCTCAAGCCCGAAGTCTCGGCGCTGTTGGTTTTCATGTTTTGCGGCGTGATCGTTCCTGTCGCCGTTCCATCGGACGCGGCAATCACCGAAACGTCGGCGGCGAGTAGGATTTCAGCCTCGTCGCTATCATTGGCGAGCAACGGAACTTGACAGTCGACATCACATCGCACGATATATAATGTCTTGCCGTCGGGAACTCCGACGACTAGCTCGGGTTGATCGATGTCGATTATCGTCCCATTGCCCCCGCCCGTGATCGGAGTTGAGAAAGCGCCGACGTTAATAACGAACCCTTTCCCTTCCGAAATGAGTTGTTGTCTCCAATCGGCGATGAACCCGGCCCCCCGGCGCATCCCCGCTTGTTCTCGTTTCACTCCATTCGGGGAAATCGGCCCCGATCCTTGTTGAACTAACAGTTCGTACATTTTGATTACCTCCGTTTTTTTTGATGCCGCTATCTATGCGGCGAACGTGATCGCGCCACTTGCGACGAGCGTCCCGTCGGGCATGACGACGATCAAATACCATGTATCCGCCCCGCTCTCGCCGATGTCGAGATCGATGTCGCCGTCCGATTCGGAGATCAATAGAAAAGCCTTATCGGTGACGATCGGGATCAAGAGTCCGTCCGTACCGACGGCGACGTTGCCATCGGGTGCAGTCCCGGCGATCGAATCTCCATTCGCATCGTCTGACAGATAGGCCAAAACCGCCCCCCTTGCAGAGAGGGCATTCCCGGCGGCATCATTCAATTGAATCGCGACGTTAATCACGTTGGCGGATTCGCTTCCGACGACAATCGTCGGCGTTCCGATCGGGGAATTCTCCCCGAGTCTCGATTGACTCAATTCAATCAGTCCCATGTTTTACCTCACTTCATAGATTTCGGAGAGGGACGGGGCTTTCACCCCGCCCCCGAGAGTGTTAGATTCCGGTGATCGTGCAAAACGCCGTGTCACGGAAATGCACCATGGCGCCTCGGAGATCACAGCGAATCGCTTGTTTGCCCTTGATGAAGTAATCATCGTGGGCGTTTGTGACGGCGAATACGAGCCCCCGTTTCATGAACAACATGGAGTGCATCGCATAATCGCCAGTGATTGCCGTGTTCGCCGTGACGAAAGTCGTCTGGACAACGGGCTTGCCCCAAATGCGATCGACTCCCGGGTCTTGAGGGCTTCCGAAGATGTATATCCCGTCATTCGTTCTCAGAAGTCGGATATCTTGCCAATCGTTCGGGTTAATGAATAAGACGGTCGGCTCGGCAAAGCCCACGGCCCGCACTTTGGTAAACGCCTTGTAAATGGCATCGGGCGTCGGGTCGATTCCTTTCGCTTGCGTTTGAATGCTCGAGAGATTCGTCGTCCCAAGTAAATTCGGAGTGCTCCCGTCACCCTCGAGACATTGTCCCTCGAGACGAGCTTTGCACATATAAGTCAAGCGCTGGTTGATGTAAGCTTGAATGCCCGAAACGTCCTCAAGTTGCTCGTCGGTTGCCGGAAGCCAAACGGCGATTTTCTCGACCTCGTCGCTGGTTTCCGTCAGAGCGAGCGCCGCTTCCCCGTAAGTCCCTCCGGCGGCGACTTCGGCGGCGTTGTTGGTGAAAGTCGTCTCTTTCATATACTTGATCAAATCCCGGTCGGTCGTTCCCATCGGGATAAAATCAAGCACTCCGAGCGGTTGCAAGGGATAGAGACTGACTCGGGGAATGCGAGACTCTTCGGGATCCCATCCGGCGCTTGTTTGAAAGAGGGTTTTTTGCTCGATGCCGGGAATCTCGAAATCGACATGCTTTTTGATTTTCTCTTCGCCGATTCCCGAGGCTTTGATCATCAGCTTGCCGATATCTTTGCTTTCGCCCCGGCGACCGCCGTCTTTTTCGATCTTGTCGATGTCGACATCGGGAGAGTAAGCCTGTCCCGCTTTCTTCGACAGATGAGCCTCTTCGACGAGCTTCCGAAGCTCTCTGAAGTCATCATGTAGATCGCTCAATTCGGCGTTGATTTGGGAAAGCTTTTCGATTTTGGCGGTCGTGTCGCCCTCTCCGAGTGATTTGACCTTGTTGAAGTCAAGCTCCGGCCCCGCCTCTTCGTAGGCTCGAGAGGCGTCCTTGCTCAATTGATCGATTTTCTCTTGGATTTGTTTCATCGTGAGATCGCTTTTCATTCGATTGTTACTCCTTGTATTTTTGATTGAATTCTCAGAAACTCGAGACGAGCTTTCTCGCCGACGTTCTCGCCATCCGGCGGCGTCGCGCTTTGAATAAGCTCGTCAATTTCCCCCAATGTCGAGGTGATCGCAATCCCGATCGATTTTAGTCTCTCGATGTTGAGGTCCGACATCGGTTTCCGCCCTTGCTCTCGTCTCAAATCCGTGAGCGATTTCACACGAGCCAGCAAATCATCGACGGCGGTATGCGCCTCCGACGCTTGCATCTCGAGCGTCATCCGTTTATCGTTCTTGATAGTCACGAGTCCCGTCCCGACGCCAGCGCCCCGCAATACTGGCGAGGCTTCAAACACGTCGAGAGCTTTCAAGATTCTCGAGACTCGATTCCCCTCGAATTCGGCGTCGGACTCGAAATCCTTGACGGTGAATCCATAAGACCACTCAGAGAGCTCCGGCGCAAATTTCAAGGTTTTATAATGCTCCCTGCCCGTCTCGGTATCGAGATTGAATTCTCCGTCGACGAAGACGTCGTCTCCGCTCTCTCGGACCGTTCCTTTCCCGACCGGGAGAGCCCCGCCCCATGACGTATGATCATACGCCGAGATCAAAATTGTTTTGCCATCAGGGAAAGCGCCGGGAAGTGTGACATCGCCGTCACTATCGATCACCTTGAGAGAGGCGATCTTTGCTGTGAACGAGCCCGATTTGTCGTCCTTGAGCTCGATCCCCGAAAATTGTTTCCGCTCCATATTTTGCACCCCTTTTTTGCGCCATTGCCGATGACAAATGGCGGCTCGTTGATTATTGTCGGGGAAATCCTCGACCATGACCGAATCTCCCATACATCGATCGATGAAATCCTCTTCACTTTCTCCGGCTCTTGGTTCCGGCATCGGCATTGCAAGCCCCCTTATGCGGGAACGATGATACACGAACACCCGAGATGAATCGGCGGTTGCATCTTGGGCCCGCGGATGATCATCGCCGAAGCCCCCGCCGTCAAATTGTCGCCCGCATTCAAAAATGGTTTATCTATGCCGACAATCTTCCCGTTTAGTTTCTGGCAAAATGGACACGTTTTCGAGCCCGTGTTTTGCCATTGTAGCTTTTGTACTCCGGCGGCGGCGAAGACTGTGACGGCGACACCGTTTGATAATTGAACGCTCTCGTTTGCGGCGATCTTCCCGGCCCGACGCTCGCCCCATTCGCCCATTCGTTCATCGATTGCGAGGGCGGCATCATCGGAACTCATGAGCTCCGTCAGTTGCCCCCGTGAGCTTGAAATATGGCGCTTTGCAAATGCCTCATTATATGCCTCGACAAATGCGGCGACTTTTTCTTCGGTGACAACGTCCATTGTCGATACTTCAGAGCGAGCGGCTTTCTCGATCTCACGAGCGAAGCTCTCGAAGATTCCGCCCATGATCGCTCGGGAGACGCTTGGAAAAACCTTATAATATTCGTCCATCCATTCAGCAAATGACGCCCCCGAATTGAATGCTTTCAAAATCTCTCTCGATTCGACGGAGATTAGCTTCGCGGCGGCTTTGGCAAATGCTTTTTGATATTGGCGGGCGAGACGGTGTCTCGGATGGGATGATACCTTGCGCTCCTTGATGCCGCTTTGTGGTTGGTCCTCGTCGACGTCGGTATCATTATTGCTGTCATCGTTGCTCGGGATCGGTCCATCGAGCGAAGAAAGTTGATCGGTCGGCGTCATGTTCAACGGTACAAGATAAATATCGCCGCCCTCGATTGCGTTCATGTCCTCAAGCTCTCGGACGTCATTTGCCGACAACCAGCCCCATTGACGCCCGACGGAATAGGCCTGATTTCGGGCGGCGGTATCGCCTCGCAAGAGTCCGGCGATCAGAAACTTTGCGAAATATTCACGATTAGAGAGCCCGGGCAAAAGTCTGAGCTTCGCTCTTTGCTCCCATCGAACGAAATCCGGCATCAAATGATATATGACGAGCTCGAGGCTTTGTTGCTCGATGTTTGAGAAAGTTGCATTCGAGAGATCGAAAATAATATGAGGCGGAAGATTGAGAATCCGCGCCATTTCCGTGACGGAGAATTTCCGAGTTTCCAAAAATTGAGCATTGTCGGGCGGGACTCCGATCGATTGATAGGTGACGCCCTCTTCCAAAATGGCGACCCGGTGCGCCTTGTTCAATCCTCCATATATTTCCTCGAATGATTTCCGCATATTCTTTCGGGCGTTGTCCGTCAACTCTTCCGGATGAGTGAGGACGCCATTCAAACTCGCCCCATTTCGGAAAAAAGTCGCCCCGAACTTTTGGACCGCTTTGGCGTCGCCGATCGTCTCTCGGTGTAATGTGATCGGATCGTATCCGACCGTACCATCGAAGCTCAAGCCCGGAATATGTAAGACTTGATTAGGCTTCAGAATGGCGACATCGCCATTTGGGAGACTGTAGCGATATTGTAGCTCTCGTGTTTGATCATCCCTCGAAACAATCATTCTATCAGGTCGCAACGGCCAAAGAGCGAGCGGGACGACGTCCCGAGGCTCCCATTCAATCTCGGCGTATGCGTTGCCCCATGTCCATCGATGCCCCTCGAGCGCCTCGATGAAATCATAGGCGGTCATCTCGGAATTAGGCGAATCATGCAAAAGCGAATACAATTGATGATCGATCGCCCGCTCTTTCCCTCGTGTGAGGCGCTTGTAAGTTATGAATGGAATTTGAGCCAGCGTCCGAGCTCGAAAGCTCACTCCTGCATAATAGGCCGCGCTCGATAGCGCGTTCGTATGTGAGACATTGATTCCCGATGACGACACGAGCCCGAGACTCGTCTCCATCGATTGCCAGAATGGTTTCATCATCCAACCCTTGAGACTAGCGCCCGGGTGAAATAGTTTATATCCGAGAGAATCTTTTTTCATAATGATTCAAAACCTCGCTCGTCGTAGATGGATTTTCCCGATAAGTTAGTATTTCGGATGACGCGATCGATCGCCATGATTGCGGCTACAGCGCCGTCAATCTTTTCTGTCGCTTTCTCTTTGTCGGGTTTTTCATTGCCCGCCGGATCGCGCCGTACCACGAAATTATCGATATTCCATCGCAAAATAGGATTTCTGGCGTGTCGAATCTTGAGCTCTCCGACGAGGCGTTTAAACTCTTTTGTCGGCGCTCCCATCGATCCGAAGCCTTGCCCCATTTGGATCAGTTTTTTTCGACGAGCTTTCTCGTCAACCCGAAAACCGAGCTCTTGCAATTTCGAGATGATATACGCCGAGCCCCACCTATCGAAAGCGATCTCGACGACATCGAGCTCTTGACAGATAGCCGCGATCTCTTCGATGACGAAGTCGGGATCGATGACTCCTCCGGGCGTCGCTGTGACGTATCCTTGACGACTCCATAAACTATATGGGACTTTATGACGCCGCTCGATCTCGGACATTCTGTCCTCGGGAATCCAAAAATGTACCGCCAAATCGACGAAGCCGTCGGGAGCTGGCGAAGCTATGGCGAAAGCGGTCAAGTCCTCGACGGCGGCGAGATCAAGCCCGCCATAGCATCGCCGACCGAAGAGCGGTCGCATTGGGGCGTCGTTCCGATCCCACGTCTCGAGATTGATCGCTCGGGCGGTTTGCTTGACCCATTGATTGAGCCTCAATTGTCGGAAAGACGCCTCGTCCGACGGAGACTGAAGAGCGTCGTCGAAATCTTTCCGGAAATCTTCGAGCTTGAGAATGTGTCCGAGCGAGGGGTTGACCCGATGCCAGAGCGCCTCGTCTTTCCAGTTTTCATCGTCCTCGAGCCCGTAAATGACGGCGTAGAATGTCGGATCGTTCCGAGTCCCGTTGATGATCTGTCGGGCTTTGTCGTGATATTCCCATCCGATCGAGTTTCGATCCGTCCCGGCGGTTGTGATGATCACGGTCAACGGTTGCTCTCTCGCCGCTCCCGAGTATTTGGTGAGAACGTCGACGAGCCGCCGATTCGGTTGAGCGTGAAGCTCGTCGATGACGACCCCGTGAATATTGAGCCCGTGTTTTTGCTCAACGTCGGCGCTCAATACTTGATAGAATCCGTTGTTCGCCGGACAAATGATCCGCTTTTGAGAATCGATGACCCGACAGCGCCGATTCAAAAACCCGCTCTGTCGAACCATGTTCGCCGCCGGACGAAAGACGAGCGTCGCTTGAGGACGGTCGACAGCCGCGCCGTAAACTTGCGGAGCGGGCTCGTCATCGAAAGTCAATAGATAGAGCACGAACCCGGCGGCGAGCGTCGTCTTGCCGTTTTTCTTGGGGATTTCGATATATACTGTCTGATATTGGCGCTTGCCGTCGGGTCGGGTTGTCCCGAAGACGTCTCGGACGATTTGCCGTTCCCACGGCAAGAGCTTTAATGGTTGCCCCGCCCATCTTCCCTCGAGTTGCGTCAAGTTCTGAAAGAAACGGACGGCACGATCCGCTTTCGGGTTGTCATTTTCCTTCACTACTCACCCCGACCGCGTTTCTCTCTCGCGCATTCCTCGAAGAGCTCTTCCATCGGGTCGGGCTTTCGTTTCATGAGACGCTCGGCGTCGACAATAATCCGAGATCGGCTCGCGGGCGTCAAGCCCAATTCAGCGCCGAGCTTGTGCATTTGGGTTGCGGCTCGGTTGCGGATCGCGATCCATCGGTTTTCGTATTGATAACCGTTCGGCGTGTAGAGGATCATTTTCTCGCCCCGCTTGGAGAGTTGCTTTTTCGCCTTGAGATACTCGGAGAACGCGTCGCAATACAGAGCGAGAATGTCTTGATCGGCTTCGCTCATCGTCCCGGCTTTGTCGAACATCTTCACGAGCCGCCGCCAAGCGACTTTCGCCGTCGGGTTCAAATGCGATGGCGCTTTGATGCTGATCGGATCATATTCGGGCTCGTTCTCGTTGATCCGACTCGGCTTATCGCCCTTGAGCTTTTTCATTTTCGTCGGTTGTGACTTTCTACCCCTCATAATTAGCCTCAAAATTACCCCGTTTTAGGGGTTGACAAACCTATTCTCATAGTATATCCTGATTAGTATAGGGTATAAGGATAGAGCAAAGTATCCTTAAATAAACGCCCTCGGAGTTGAAAAAATGACAAAGACCGATGAACAAAAGAGAGTCGACAAAGCCCGAAGAGACATCGAAAAGTCTCTCAGACAAGCCCGAGAGATGCACGAAGCCAAATCTCACAAGCCCGAGGGAATGCTCTTCGCCGAGCATTTCATCGTCGTCGTCAACGACATTCACACCGTCGGCGGCGAATGGGACGAAGAGAAGCGAGCCGCAATGATGGTACTTCGCCCGATGGGAGCGACCGAGAACCAATTCACGAAAGATACCGCCGAGAAAGTCGCCGCCGAAGCCCGAGAATCGATCACGGGAATGAAAGAGCCCGAGATCAAAGTCGTTCGCTGGTATGAATACCACGCCGAGCGAGTCGCAAAAATCGACGCATTGCTCGAGTCGATGGGAATGAAGAAAGACCCGATCAAAGTCCAAGAGCGCCGAGACGGACGTCAACGCTTATATATGGCGTATTGCCCAATCTGTCAAAAGTATTTGCTCGAGGACGAGACGACCGACGCCGCCGAAGCGAAAGCCGCCGCCCGTCACCATACCGGGACGACGGCCCATGTGACGATGTTCGCTTCAATGTTTGAAGAAGCCGACGACGAAGAGTAATCGAGGCTCCGATGAGAGGGACGATCCCCGAGATCGTGACCCTCTCACGGACGCTCGAAAGCGATCCGAAATAAAAAAGAGGGAGAGAAACCAGATGAGCGTAATCATCAAGAAAGCCTATGTCGAAACCCCCGATGATTGGGAAGAGATCACAGTCGAGCAAGCGAAAGACTATCTCGAAGAGAGGGGGTATTACAAACCGGGAACGGTCGACGAAATCATCGCCGCCGTTGAACGATCCGGCGAGGATATGCTAGCCCGAACGCCATGGGCGAGATACTTGTTCACCCAATGGGAGACTTGCAAAATCCCCGTTTGTCCCGATTGCGGCAAGCAAACATTACGACCCGAGTATCATGAATGCGAGGCAAAGCGATGAACAAGACGGTCAATCTTCCGACTTGGACGTGTGAGCGGTGCTCTCACAATTGGGTTCCCCGCTCGCCAGAAAAGCCGAGGACGTGTCCGAAGTGTAAGTCACCGTATTGGGATCGACCGCCGAAAAACAAGTGAGCTTGTCTCTCAAGGCCTCGCGAACGCAAGCCCACTTGATCAAGAGCCCCCGGTCATCACGACCGAGGGCTCTTCTCTATCCAAT